TTATCTTTATCTATTTTTGCGAAATGACTCATATTGCATACCTTATTATTACGATTCCTGAACCACCAGTTCCACTTCCTCCACTACCAGTGGTGATACCTAGCCCACCGCCACCGCCACCAGTATTTGCTCCACCATTACCTCCCTTAGTGGGAGTTCCAGCTATTCCTGCATTTAAAGCAGAACCTCCGGCTGCACCACCAGTACCTGAAGCTGCTCCACATCCTCCACCTCCGCCACCTGCACCTCCAGCACCAGCAGTTGAAGTAGAATATTGTGAACCACCTCCACCACCACCAGCCCAAGACAGAGAAGTACCATTGATAGATGACACGAACCCAGTACCACCAGCACCAGATACAGAACCTGAGTCTGCAAGACCTAACGCACCGCCACCGCCACCTCCGGCACTGGTATATGGTTGTGTAGATGTGTCTACTGATGTTCCACCTGCATAACCTTGAAAGGTCACTGTTCCAAAAGTTCCTCCGTCATTTATTCCAGTACCACCAGCACCAGCAACCCAACCTCCTCCACCACCAGAACCACCTGCAAGACCTGCTGTATCACTCGAAGTATGATATTTTCCTCCTCCACCTCCTCCAGTAGCTATTAAGGAACCTAGTGATGTGTTGACTCCATTATTACCTTTTGCTTGTGAAGTATCTGCTAGAGGTGTACCTCCGGCTCCAATTGTTATAGTATGAACGCCTGTAGCCATTGAATATCCGGTTGCATACCTAATACCTCCAGCACCACCCCCACCAGCAGACCCTCCTGAGCCACCTCCAGCAACTACGAGATAGTCAACTGTACCAGTCATAGTATGTACTGTGAATGTACCAGAAGTTAAAAAGGTATGAACTATATAGCCTGAGTAAGATGTAATTGTTCCACCAGTAGCAATATTACTTAAACTAATCCAAGAAGTACCATTGTAAACTTTTACTGTGTCACTCGTACTGTCATAATAAATTGCTCCTTCTGCTGGAGAGCCGGGAGCAGAGCCGGGTGTAAGGACGATAGAGGGGGCTGTAACTGCTCCTGAGAATGTTCCTCCTGAAGCGGCACTAACAAAGTCTGTTGGTATAGTGACTGTCTGCCAACTTGATGTACCATCTCCATCTACTCGTAAATACTTCGTAGTTCCTGTTACTCCAGTTGAGATAATATCTGCACCTTCTACAGTAGTTGCACTAAAGATCGACAGGGCAACAACCTCTACAACGTCTGAGGCCGCCAATGCAGATAGACCTGTAATAGTGCTTCCATTCGTTGCAATGCAGTCAGTACCAACAACTAATTTTACACCATTTAAAAATACGCTGACCTGACCAGAAGTGTAGCCTATGGGTACGCCAGCATCATCTGCTGAGACTACTGTTTCACCACCAGATGCTGATGTGTATGTGAACCTCTGGGCTTTGCCCATGCCATCTGGTTCTGCTCCTATGTAACTCATGTTTGTTTCCTTTTAATTTTTATACTGCGTATCTAATTATTACTATTCCTGAACCGCCACTTCCTGCCGCACCAACTTCATCCCATTCTCCTGCTCCTCCACCTCCACTACCAGTATTTGCACCGCCATTCCCACCAACGGCTTGGGGAGAACCAACAGTTCCTGCATTTAAACCTCCTATTCCTGCTAAGCCATTGACCGCACCTGCTCCTCCTATTGTTCCTCCTCCACCACCACCTAGTCCACCTGAGTTTACTCCATTAGAAGTACTATAACCAGCACCACCTCCACCGCCAGCCCAATAGAATCCAGTATTATATGCAACACTATTATGAGTACCAGACCCAGAGGTATGTCCTAATGCATCTGGAGTTATCCAAGCTATTTGGAGTCCATCACCACCTGTTCCACCTACTGACCCACTAGTGTCTCCCCCAACAGACCCAGCATCGGTTGCACCACCACCTCCACCTCCCATCTGCGAGTTTGGTGATGGATTAGAGCCACCAGCACTGCCATAATTAGTATATGAGCCACCTACCGTTGTCTGACTTTGTGCAGGTTGGGTTGCCGCAGAAGCGGTGAGGGTCTGATGACCCCACACACCACCACTACTCCCACCTCCGGTAGATGGAGGATTTGGGTTTGCGTATGCCCCTCCAGCACCACCACCAAGAGCAGTAAGAACTGTAGTGCTTCCCAAAGTAAATGTTGAACCATAGCCATTATAACCAGCATTGGTTGATGCCCCAGCACTTCCTCCCGATTCTCTTCCTGCTCCTCCATCTCCTACAGCTACAACATAAGTACCAGCGGCTAATGTTATTCCTGTGGCATAAACTATACCTCCTGCTCCACCTCCACCACCATGTCTGGAACCTCCTGCACCACCTCCAGCAACAACGAAAACATCTGCTGTCATAGAACTGGTAACAACAAAATTGAAACTACTTGAACTATTCGTGTATGTATGAACCCTGAAACCAGTATAAGTTGTTATTGTTCCACCATTTGATGTGGGTAATGCCTTTGTTATTATATTAAATAATCTAGGGGAACTTTGTGCCTGTGCATCTATTGCATCAACAGTAATATTATAAGTTGTGTAGGTAGTACCAGTAATAGTTCCAGTAATATCACCTGTAGATGTACTCATTGCCAAGCCGGGAGGTAATGGACCACTCGATAGTGCATAAGAAGTTGTAGCCGGTGATCCACCAACTAGATCAATTGTAGAAATTGCGGAACCTGTAATAAAAGCAGATAATATATTCCCAGAAGCAGGAGAAGTCCAGCCGGGTAAAGCAGAATAATCAACATTAATACTTGCCGACAAACCACTTGTATTCCCTACTACCAAACCATCAACCTTAGTTCCTGCTGTTTTTGCTGGAGTACCTGTGACAGTAATTTGACTTGAACTATCTCTTGAGACTGTGCTTGGAGCAGTACCATCTATAGTAACAGTTGCACCTGTCTGAAAATTAGTGCCAGTAATTATGAGTGTTTGTGTATTAAAGGTTAATGATATTGGAGAACCTGAACTTGCAGTAGCGGTTGGTGCTATAACAAAAGAGGCATTAGTTATGATTGATGAAACAGTAGTATTAAATGATAAAACCGCTGAAGAATTTGTTGCAGTTGCATTTGCAGAAAGCTCAAAAGATGTATCAGTTATAATTGATAAAATAGTTGCTCCAGCAGGAACTCCTGTAAATTCGGCTACTGTCATTCCAACTACAAGTCCAGTAGTAGACCCTGCAACTGTGACTGTTGCATCAGTATTAGTAAGACCACAAGTAAGATTGCTAACAGTAGAAATACCTGTTCCCTTAACTACCTGTCCTACTACTATTCCAGTTGTAGATGCGGCTAATACTGTAGTGCTACTCTGGGTAGTACAACTGAGATTAAATTCACCAACAGTATCTAATGCGGTATCATCACCGGGATAATTTAGTGAGGAAACTGTAGGTGGAGAATCTATTGAAGCCCATCCTGTTGCATTATACTGTTGCATAATGCCAAGAGTGGTATTGTACAGCATCATTCCAACCACAGGAGTCAACGCATCTCTTTCAGTTGTTGTTGCTGAAGGAATCTTAACGTAGTCACCTAAAAGGTTCAGGTTCGAGGGTATGTCAGCAGAGATTAAAGCGGCTCTGCCAGATTTTCTTCCAACGTAACTCATGTAATCTCCAGATAACTTGTAATCACATTCATGGAATTTGCTGTATTGCTTCTAACTTTTATTGAGTCTGAGGTTTCCATAACGAGCTTGTAGTCCCCTCCAAGCACCACCAAACTTCCGCCCGTGGGAATCGGGGCATCCTTGACTATCCATGTTTCTGTACCACCATTAACTAGCTTAACTCCAACTGCAATAACTCCTGCTGTTATATTGGCTATTGTCATTCCAATTAAAGTAGTCTGTGTTGCTGGACTTGTGGTAGCAACTAGAGATAGTGCAGGACTATCTGTATCAGCCGCTAAAGCAGCGTTAAAAGTGTCATTCTTAAATGTGTTTGCCATATTTATCCTTTAATTTCAATTAGTTATCCAAGAGCGATACTCATAGCTACGGCTGAGTTGTTTGCTTCTAATTGGGTTTCTGTTAGAGTAAGTCCAAATGCCTGCCATGCAGAAGCATCATAAAAACTTAGTTTGTTAGTCGTAGTATTATAATACAAGTCCCCTTCATCATTATCTGAGCCCGGAGCAGAACTTGCGATTCTATACCTATCTGCAAAGTCATTGACACTACTTATATTATCTGCAACTGTTTCTATATCACCTATTACTCCAGTAGCACCTAATAAATCCATATCTGCTATTACTGGTGCAAGACCTAACAAGGCCATATCTTCTGTTACAGTAGCTGTTCCAAGTCTAGCTAGGTGACCTGTGGTTGCATGTGCCATATTAGACGTACCAAGCAATGTAATTTCACCATCTACTGCTGCTACAAGGGCTACCTCTCCATCAACATCTGCTACTTTAGTTACATCTCCAGTTGTAATACTAGCAACCTTAGTTACATCACCAGTAGTAATTACTGCAACTTTACTTACATCTCCTGTAGTTATATCTGCAACTTTACTAACATCACCTGTGGTTATAACAGCAACTTTTGAAACATCCCCAGTTGTAATAACAGCCACTTTTGACACATCGCCAGTAGTAATATCTGCGACTTTACTTACATCACCAGTTGTAATATCTGCAACTTTTGAGACATCTCCAGTAGTTATAACGGCTACTTTTGAAACATCTCCAGTCGTAATAACGGCTACTTTAGATACATCTCCTGCTGTTATACCAGCAACAGTTGATACATCAGCACCATCAGTTCCTATATTTGAGACAGTAGTTATATCAACTCCAGCAGTACCAAGAACAGCTAATTGTCCTATTTCAGTATCTATTGCAGCTACTTTTCCAATATCAACTGCATCTGCAACAGCCGCATCAATATTTGTTTGTTGACCTGATGTTGGAGTAGTTTGTTTCCATGCGGAAGCAGTATCATCCCATACTTTCATTACTTCTAATGTTGTATCATAATATAATGCTCCGTCATCTAAGGCATCACCATCATTATCTTTTCCTACATTTGCTCCTACTTCTCTGGACGCAGTAGTATGCGAGCCTAAATATTTATCATCAAATGCATCTGTATAACCCTCAGCCAATGCTGCTGAAGCTGCAGCATTACTTGCATACTTCTTTGCAGAATATTCCCCTGTAATAACTTCTGTAGCTTCTACATGGGAGCCTCCACCCAAAGCCCATTGCTTTGCAGTGCCACCTGTCGCAGCAATACCCTGTGCATATTCCTTTGCGGAATACTCATTTGTCTGAGCATTATTTACAAAATCAAATACAGTAGTCCCATCTGTTAATGTGACCCACTCTTCAACTGTCTGAAGCTTGAGAGATACATCATTTGCACCATCAATAATATTCAAAGCAGACGTTACTGCTAACTCACCGCTACCTGCACCAATATATACTGGGGATTTACTACTCATATAACTCCTCTATACTCTTTCTATCATTGACAAAATAACAGAACATGTTTGTGTTGAAGTAACTTTTATAATATCTCCTGTTAATACAGGAGTACCTGCATTATTTAATCCATGCTGCAAAATCATTTTACCGGGTATAAGATCTAATGAACTATCTGCTGGTAATGGTATTGTATCTGCTAACTTAACAACAGTTGCATCATAAAAAGCAGTTAAAGTAATTGTTAATTCTCCTGCACTTGTTGAAGTTGATGCCACATAAAATCCAATTATAACTGAATCTGCCGCAGTGGGAGTCGCATCATCGCTTGCAGGGGCTGTAAATATTGTTGTTTCTGTAGCAGCCGGAACATTGACTGCATACCTCATATATCTTTCTGCCATATTAATCTCCTAATATCATTTGATTTTTCCTAGCAACTCTTTCCATCATTGCCTCTAAAGTTTTTTCTGTACCCTGATCAATAGCATATGCATTATCTAAAACTACTGAACCAGAAGCGTAAGTCACTTTACCTGTTCCAATTGTAGACAATAAATTACTTGATGAATCACTAATTGTCCCAGACCACTTTTGATTGGTCAGGGTTTTATTAGTAAAAGAATCTGTACTATCTATTGTTGGAACTGTATAGCTTGCTGTACCATCATGAACCTTTAATCTCCAAGGATCTCCACTTGCATCTGATTTGAGGACTGTAATCTCTCCTTCTGAACCAGTAAATGTTCCATGTTCAGTAGCAGTCCCTCTTCTAAATTGTATACTTATTCCCATTACCTCCTCACTATCATTCTATTTAAGTTTACCCCACCAGTTATAGAAGCAGGATTTAATGGTTCAACACGATGAGCATCTGCTATAAGTTGCATCTTCTTGTTCATAAAATATCCACTCTTCTCAACATTCCTTAAGTCATGTTCTTTTAAATATGCTCTTTCTAATGTTCCATACGTAAGTGCATCTACCCACACTGAATCTATATCACATGTAGTTTGATAATCAGTTGATGCAATAATAAATGTATCTGTATAATTACTAATGGTTTCTGCTGCAGAATCAAAGGTCAATGAAATACCTGCATCATCAACCAATGCTGTTGATGTTCCAACAATCCAACCTTGCAAAGTTGTTACTATTATCCGTACTACAGAATTATCTGCATTTGTAGTATCTGTATACTGATATGGAACCTCATCACTCATTCTTGGTGGACGAGATGTCCCTGTTAGTTTTAATGTTGCTTCTACAGTTGGTATAGGCCACACAGTTATAGTGCCTGAAGATCTTTGGTCAATCACAAGTGCCTGAGGAATGCCTGTAACAGTTGTCCAATCCTGTATCCTACTCCATAGAGGATTACCAAATATCTTGGTGATAGAAAACTCGCCTTCTGCTGTAGTAGCAGGGAGCCTTCCCTCCGAAGAAAGTGACTTCATTTCAGAGGTTGTGACAACTGGCAATTCCCTTCCACTAATTGACCCTCCCCCACTGATATCCATAAGAGTAGAAGGAAGTGCTATCTTATAGTTAGTGGCACTAATAACTACTTCATTGTCTTCTACCGGCAACCTAATAGTCCTCACAAGATCTAAAACTGCATCATGAATATAATTATTTAATTCAGTCTTAGTCCAACGAATATATTCTGTATCTTGAAGAACAGTTATTACCCGTGACCTGATATCAACTAAATCAATCATGCAACTTCAACTCTTTGTAGCTGTGCATTAACCTTATCCTTATCAACCTTAGATGAAACAGGAGTTTTTAATACTTGCACATTGTACCTGCAAACATCATAACCAATTAATGGTGAACCTTCCTGTGCCTGATGATACTTTGTTTCAACTGCATCCATAAGAACACTGAAATGACCCGGAGGTATAGCCCTACGAGAATTTCTAGGGAACCTCAGCACCCAATCATTGTGCGTAACTGTAACTGGCCCCATTTGAGATGGGTCATCACCATACCCAATTACTACAACGCCCCAACCCTCAGGTGTTTTTAAGTCCTTACCAACTTCTATAGCCATGTCTTTCTGGAATGTTTTATGTACAGATACATTCTTTCTACGGCCTGAATCATACATCGGGCTATTAATCTGATGCCCATATTCTCCTACTGCAAGTAGTCCTCCTGCTAATTCGCCACTCATGTCATTGCTCTCGTTTTAATGAAAAATAAAATTCTGCCAGAAGTAGGAGGATCACTTCCCCTTAATCTGACTGTTAATCGGATCGTTTTATTAGATCCGTCCGGTGGAAGAAATACGGATTCTGGACGTTGCTGAAACGAATGTGGCTCCTGCGGTAATCCAGCCCATTTTAAATATAACTCTTTTTCTTCCTTTACTCTACTCACCCTTCCTACACATATATCTGCCGATACACCCAAAAATGGTTCAGTCAATATAACTGATATTCTTTCCGGCAAAGTTTCTGGATAAAGATAGTGATCAAAGTAAGCACTGGTAATCAGAGTATCATTTCCACCATTAAAACTTTCATGGTTGATTTCAATTATACTCGTTTCCCCTATCGCTTCTGAGACAGGGGCAGGCGGAACCCACCCCTGAAATCGTTGTGTCATTCAACTCTATTAACTAATAGTAGATGCACCACACTCGATACGATAAAGCCAGTCTTCATTGAGGATCTGGCAAGCATACCAGCTCTTCCATCCGACTGAACCAGATTGACCCAAAGGATCAGTAACTGCTGGTTGAGGCATTACTACCTTAGGAATCACAGCATCATAACCAGAGAGTGATACACACCCTATGCATTCTGCTGAGAAAATAACGATAGGATATACCTGCACAGTATTGTTAGATGCATTTGTAACAAGCTTCAGAGAAGCAATAGTTGCACCTATCTCCGTTGCTGCTCCTGCTTCAGCATAATTACTGGTGTCAGCAACAGTGCCAGCCGTAGAACCAAATGATTGGCCTGTATGACCGGGCGTGTAGCCACTTGTTTGAGTTTCCAGTACATTCGTATCAATCATCTCTGTTCCATCTGGTGTCTTACCAAACGGAGATGCCTGAGTTGTAAGTACGAATCTAACTACGCCAACACTACCTAATTCTCCCGGTAGCATTTGCTGACCATTATTACTGTACTTCACATAAGGTATAAAGCCCGGAAGCTTCTCAATGTCCTTACGTAAATCAGTATGCCCTACAGCAACAAATGCTTCAGGTACTGGTTCAGTATTGTATTTGGCGGAGGGAGTCATCTGCTTCGCAATCTTGCGAGCTTCATTATACTCCAGTGTACGGACTGCCGTATCAAGAAGATTGGTTGTCGAACCAGTAGTATCACCAGTTGTTCCGCCAATCTCTGCATCTACTGTTGCTCGTGTAGTACCACCAGCATAAGCCGCCTGAGTACCTGAACGTGCATGTAGAAATGTAATGAAGTCCATCAGTTCGGCAGCTTGAATTGATTGCCGTTCTGTTATCTGCTGAATAATAGGATCTGACGCTGCGGCAACCAACACATCAGTAGTGGCAACATATGAACCATATTGGTTCAACTTTACCTTGATGATTGTCTGCAACAGTGTATCGGCTGGGGGCTTAACACCTTCAGCCAATGGAACGAGAGGTAGTGCGAACTTTTCAAAACGCTTCCACCTAACCTCAAGTCCTTCCTTCTGTGCTTTAGTCTCCTTCTGTCCGAACCGAGCCATTATCATGGATCGTTTCGCTATTGATAGGAATTTTTTTTGGATCTTAAAGGCCTCTGTTTCATCGAGAGAACCATATTTCATGGTTCCGCCCATAGAGGATGCGCCTGTAGCACCTCTATTAGCGTTTGATCCGCCACTTGTCCAAGTTGTAGCCATAATCTTACTCTATTATATTGTTAAAAAATTTAGTTAATGTAGAGCAAGAACGGGATTATCAATCAGCCATTGCGTTAAATAACGCCTCACCTGAAAGTCCCTGAGTAGAGTCTGTAGTCGTGGCCTGAGGTTGTGATGACCCCATTAACTGGGATGCTTGTTGCCTTCTTTGATCCTGTCGATCAACACCAACATAAGGCTCCTCACCTTGTCCACTCAAGAATAACTGAATTACTTGAGCTTTTGCCTCATTATCACCTTGGGTCATGCCCAGCCTACGCATTGAATCCTGATTCACCCACTCTATAAAGGTTGCATCATCTTCAATTCTAGGCCATATTCCAAACCCAAGCTTGCCATCAAAATACGATTGTTGCGATATTGCATCATACTTCTGATTCAATGTAGTTATTGGCTCCTCGTATTTATTTTCTACATACTTACTTATTCTATCTTCTACATCATCTAATTGTTGTTGCTTAAACTGATTGATTTGCCGCCTTACCATCCGTTCTGCTAATTTCTCCGATGTCTTCATAACTTCAGGGAAATCATCCAGTACTCTTTGGTCATCGTCAGACAAAAAGTTTTCATCGGAATAGGGGTCAGGTTTTTGAGTTTGTAAACTAATTTCTGATTCACGCTCAAGAACTGCAAGTCTAGCTCGCAAGTCCTGATTTTCCGCATCCTTTTCTTTTTGTGCACTAAAGGCACGATCTGCATGTGGCCTTAGATCTTCATAACTTTTTGTTACTGAATTTAGTTTCTGGTTTAATTCGGCAATCTCATCTTCCCTTGCCCCTTGATCTTTTGCTTGGTCATCAAACATTTCTCCATCTGATGGAGGTGTTTCATCTTGCATATATCACTCTTCACTATGGGTTAGTACGTTCCTGATAAAATTATCAAGGTCAAGTATATTCTTGATTTCTTTAATTTCACCAATTAGTACGTTAAAGGAGGCTACTTCCTTTCCGTCATAGAGGGGCTTCTCAATGAGTCTATCCTCTTTCCGTCTAAGTCTGTCCTCTAAAAAATCAGAGAGTTGAGTCCATCTGGGGTCTTCCCTCAGTGTTAGGAGGTGCTCCAGCTTCTCCCTGTCCAAACGCTGGTTGTGTTGTCTGTTCTTGCTGTTGATTTTGAACATCCTGTTCTTCTTGCTGTTGCTCCTGTTGTTGTTGTTGCTGTTGTTGTTGTTGCTGCAACTGCTGAGCTTCCATCTGCTGTTTTTGCATTTCTTCTAATAACAGTAAGGATGTTTGCTGCAACATTTGAGGCAGATTCTCAGCCAACGACAAATCTCCTTCTTTAATTTTAGCTAGTCTTTCCTGTATAATACCTTTTCTTATATCTGATGCTACAGCTTTCTTTTCATCTACAAGTGCCTTACCTTCATAGCCCTCGGTTTCCATTTCCATCTGCTGTCTAACTTGCTCAATCACAGCAGCTTTCTCTTGTTGGGCTGCCTCAGCAACTTCTTCCTCAGATTTTATTAGTCCGTCTATTTCTAATCCTAACCCAGCCTTAAGTGGAACGGCAAGCTTTTCAAAATTAAATCTGTTCCTCATCTCAGGAACCTGACCAACTACCTGTATTAACTGTAACACCTGTTGTATCGTAACTTCCTTTGCCATGAAAGTATCATAGCTTTTTGCCTGACAAAGGAAATCTCCCTTAATAGACATGTCATCTGAATCTGCCATTAACCAATAATAGATAGCAGACACATTTGAATTGACTAAATTATTTAGCGACCTTACTACACCTGTAGTTAACTTGTTCTGGTTTTCATTCAGTATCTGCATACCTGTTGCAGTTTTAGTTTGATACTGTGCACCACTACCCATACCTATAGGTGTTTGACCTGAAGCTAAATCTGTATTCCTTTCTATTAATCTTAGTAAGTCAACGAGTCCATTTGTAACATCTGGAACTAATACCGGTTTAAATGCATCATTAACACTCTCTCCAGTCTTCATCCTAAATATTTTACCCGGAAAGATATCATAAAAGTCATCCTGAGTGCTGTCAAAGGCATTAGGATTTATTGCAAACATTGGCTGAGATGCCATAGTCTTACCTTCAACAATCATCCCATATATAAAATTCATCATAGATTGATCGTCACGGATAGCTTCATATATTCCACTACCCCATATGCTATCTTCCTGCTCCTGCCAATAACAAAAATCGTATGGTATCCTACCATCAAATGGATTAGGGATAGCCCTCAATACTTTAGAGCCAAGTACAGTAACTACAACAGGCATATGGATCGGGCCATCAGCCGTCATATTATCCGTAATTTCCATATGCTGCTCAAGCTCCTGCTTGCCAATACCTCGATGCCATAATTCAAGCACACAGAAATTCTTATTCTTATCGTAACTTGAACTCCACCTTTTTGGAGAAGTACCACCTATATCTGAAATTGTCTGGCCTTCACCTGTCTCAATACATCTTTCAATTAGTTCTGGATCTAAGTTCCCATTAGATGCCTGAGCCATTGTCCTTAACTCCTGAGCCGACATATAGCGTCTTTGGATAACCCAGTCTAAATCAGACTTACACGTGGAACCAGAGGAAGGGAATATATCCCAAACAGAGATCCACTCAACATGTGGATACATCTCAGACTCAACTGCTTCCTCGATCATCTCCATTAAGGGATCTGCATATGCAGTCTTATATAATGGAAAGTCAATCTTCTTTAATACAATTGACTTGGTAATCCCCGTGCCATACAGTGTCTGTTCATTAATTACTTTAGACAGGACATCTTCATATTCTGTTACATCAAAAATATCTCTGATTTTTAACTCACAGTTCTTTGCCCGGATAGTTGCTTCATCATAAGGTGAGTCACTCTGTAATACATCGGGTGACATAAACTTTGGTCTACGTGCAGGTGTGATTTTAAATGGGATCTTACCTTGCTGAAACGTAGAACTCATCAGCTTGGTTCGTGCCTCATGAACTTTACGCTTCGTAAGGTTCACATATATACCACGTTCCTTTGCAATCTCTACTGCCTTGGAGACTGTATCAGGGAATTCACCACGCATAGCATGCCATGCAGATTCCCATATTGCTTCTTTAGTTGTTCGTTCAGAATCAGAAGACGCTTCTGTATACAGTTCCTGTACCAGCAACCCTAAAGAATCTGGAAGTAGCCCCTCTGGTGTATCCTCATCACTATCAGACGTAATATACTGGGTGCTTTCCTTTGCATACTCTGCCATAGGTTATGTCTTTTTCTTCCGATAAAGTTCTTTCCAATTTGTTCTAAGTATTACACCCTTCTTTTTTGCGGCTGTCATTAAGGCTACTCTTTTCTTTGCCAGTTCCTTCCTTTTCTTCTCAGCAGCAATTTTCTTTTTCGCTGCTAACTTTGCCTCTGCCATAAGCTTTTTACTTTTTAAATCCAGCTTTATTTCTTTTGTAAAATGCTTCCGGGATTTTCTAGTTCCCTTTAATGGTGTATCCATAGTTAACTCTTTATTTCTTTTTATCTGAATTCTGATTAATCCATTGGCTAGCCGAATAACCTACTGCTGCTGAAGTACCAAGTGCTGATGCACCGCCTGTTACCTTAGCCACTCTCACTAATTTCTTTTTTGAACTTTTGGTTTTCAATTTTGGATGTGATGCTTTTTTATTAGTCTTTACCATTGCCCTCGTTTCAGATTTAGTTGTAAGGGGCGTGGATTTTTTCTTTAATTTAAGTATGTCTGGTCTTTTACTTTTTGTTGACCTATACGCTGCTCCACCAGATCCTCCTATTCTTTCAAAAATATCAGCATTAGTTTCCGTAGCAGTTCTTGAAAACTTCTTTAGCTTTATTTTACTTGCCATAATTTCCTCTTTATAATTTGTTTATTTAGTAATTTAATAGGATTTACAAGGGATGTCATAGTATGCATGGTAGTATTTTAATGCAGTACAGAAAGATCTGAGCATCTTTTTTATAACACTTCGTCATTATCAGCCTAAGATACAGGAAAACGTCCGTCAATATAAATATTTTTTAACCTAGTTTTATCTGCACTAAAAATTCCTCATATCCTATACTCCCCTTAGACTGGTTGCACTTACGACATGCTACTACAAGATTACTCTCTTCCATCATTTCTTTCTTAGTAGTAAGCTTTGCTACCGGTATCTTATGATCAAGTACAAAATCTTCTGGTGTTACCCTTGTCTCACAGTAATGGCATGGTGCTGTATTATCAGACAACCTAGCTTCCATCCACTTCTTAATATAGGTTGACCTATTATATCCACCTTTCTTATGCCTTATATCTCCTGATATTATCTGCTTTTCCCATCTACGTTTATCCTTACAACGTCTAGTACAATACCTCTGTCTTGCATATTGAAATTTATTTGCAGGATATTCAGAGCCACACTGTTCACATATCTTAATCCTATCCATTTATGCCCTCACGTAATATTCTCTTCTTTGAGACTTTGGTTGAATTGCTATCTGTGGCCCCGGTATATGTGGGTGCATATAACACATGTACCCAGCAATAGCTAACGACATTACCCTATCATCGTGGCAACCATGCTGTGCCGCTTCCTTACCATTGTTATGTATAACGAATGTCTGTAGCTCATCTATTGATGCCTTTGAAAATATTTCAATTTGTTCTTCACGAATAAGTCTACGCAATAAATCAAGTATTAATTTTCTAGTTTTAACATTTGTATTAAACCCTAATCGTTTCTTCTGCCTCTGCCCCCGTTCATCCAGAGCCTTCTCTATGTATATATTGTCATACTGATGGATTGATGATAAAAACTTCAAGGTTAATAACCCATGATTGTTATTTTCTACTGCAACAAGTGCATGGTTATACCATATACCTATAGTAACTATTACCCACGCAAGTAGATCTGGATCTATACGTGCACTCCATGTGCCACACTCCTCATATGTTTCTGCATCCAAGACTGTAATCACAGAATAATCCGGGTTACCTGTTTCAGATATTATGCCTTCTGCAACATCGACTCCTATCCTATAATGCCTGCCATCCTGTGGGGCGTTGAATACAGTAAACTCTCCATCTCTACTTTGATCCATAAAATATCTCATCTTTTCTTCACCACCTATATTTTGGAATCCATTAACAGGAACCTCAAAACGCTTAGGCGGAAAATCTCGCTCCCTTTCCTCTGCTTCAAACCACATTTTAGTTAAGACCACTGAATCAAATGCACTCCTTCCTGATGCGACAAAAGCTTCTCTCGCAGTAGTAGGGTATTCCTGATGGAACACATTTAGGTCGCCTTGACATTCCGGAGAGATAATTTTATTCCTCCGCCACTTCAAGTGTTCAAGGGTTATTTTAAACTCATAGGTAACATCGTCTGCTATATAGGATGTTTCCACACCTAAAAGAGTTTTCTCCTCAGTTCCCCCATATACAGGATTTGATCCCAGCGATTTTTCAAACGTATCATCCTCCAACTCCTCTTCACTTAGTTCTGTTTTATATTCATCAAACACAAACCAAGGGAAAAATACAGTTTTAAGGCCGCTATCATCTTTCTCCGCCCTCCACCATTCTTTTTCAAAATAGTTACCAACACCCTTTGCAGTACTCTCCATCCATATTTCCGTCCCATATCCCTGTACAACACAGTTCATCATACCAGTTGCATATTCACGGGCACGACCTCCCCAACGGGCGACCTCGGAACAATGAAGCATGTCGATCCCCGCACCTACTACCTCAGAGCCTTCTACAGTAGACATCCCGTACCTAGAGTTCAGCCCTTTGCCATCACTAGAACCCCATGTAAGTTCCTGCTTACCTGAGTAATGTGATAGTGGCTTAATAAAAGTGGGGTAGTTCTGTTCCATAACCTTAGTCATGGCAAACATTTCTGAAGTTGTATTCTTAGAGTGTGTGCAGATATGCACTAATTGATTAAACTGGGTGGCTGCACGTTTAAACATACGTGCCTGAACATATGTAGATATACCGAATCGCCTTGCTTTCAAGACAATTATCCTTACATGCCCCTTATCTTTTAACTGCTGCTGTGCTACACCATGCAAAATCTTCTGCACAGAATTCATTACAAAAGGAATCAGCTTCTTTGTTCCTAATTCCTGAATCTTTACACAGTATTGAAAATAAGTATCATGATCCTGAAGCCGATCCATCAGCTCCTGCATCGCCTCCTTATCATCCATCCTTGGAGCTTGTTGTGCCATTCAATATATTTAATTTTAAATATCTTGCAATTAATACAGCATCAGCAATCCCATGGTCTTTAACTCTTGTAAGTGATAGCTCTGGGTAAAGCTGTGCAACCTTCTGTATAGACGCACCTTTCTCCCTACCCATATCTGGCATCATAGCCTTTTTCCATGATTGAGGCTGAATCAAATGATAAGGTATTCCATTACCCACACATAATCCACGAAGGAAACCATATGAAGCCATGTATCTCCCAGTAGAAACTATACCCTGCTTTGGCATTGTCTGGCTCTTCTCAAGTCCGATACTCATGGGCCGGAGTCTCCACCTGCCAAATATAGTTGCTAGCTTTGCCTCATCGAGTTCCCTCTTCTTGCCTACCATAATAATAGGCATATCCATTACAAATTCTATTTTTAAATTTTCATCTAAAACTGCTAGTGCCCCTGAAAACCCGGGGTCAATTCCCATTAAGTGCATTAGTCCCCTTATACCTTTCTATTTCTACATCCTGTTCTTCATCAGATATTTCCCATTTAGTTATACTGTCAGCATCCGTAATAGCTGGTTGTGCCCCATATCTCATTATCTTCCCGCCATTAGCAAGGAACTCTTCAACCTGAGACTGTAACTCAACTCTTTCTTCTGTATCTGCATTAGTAAAGGCGGCAGTCGCTACAAATGTTTTAGGTATATTAACTGCGGTGGGCTGACCGAATGTCCCAATCTTCCTAGACCTGTTACCTGATCCTGCTGTACTTCCTAACCCCTTTGGATTTTTTCTGGCTAGCTCCTCACGCTTCTCTGCCCGTCTTTTCTTTTGCCGGTCTGCCGTTAAAATATCCCAACACACCTTACTACAGCATGCATGACGATCCGTCTTTGGCTGGAACATATTACTACAGCCAATACATTTCCTAGGTGTAAGTAAAGAACTAAGCCTTAAGCTTTTTCTCTTTCTTTTAAAACTATCATGGAATTCGGAACATGTCCCTGAACAAAACCGTGTCCTACGTGAGGGGAGTTCACTCTTACATACAATACATATTTTTATTTTCACACCTATTTTTCCTCGTTCTCCAACATATAAATCATTGTGCCAACAGTATCTGCTATCTCCAACCAGAATGTTTCTGGAGAAGTATCTGCCTTACCTGCCTCCATCATTAACTCCTGAAATGATACACCAGACTTCCACGAGGCTGCGGCACATCCTAACATCAGTGCCAACTGTCTCCGGGAACTCATTATGGAATCATTTTCTAGCTTCTGTTCCTTTACTGTTTTCTGCCTCTTCCCTTTGCTCATCGTTAATTATCTCTAGTGAGGGGATGGTGATACTTGGCTCGGCAATAATTTCCCCTTCAATTACCTCCCCATGCATTTGCACGTTTAGTTCCTTAAGGGCATCTTCTACCCTATATACGTTCTCATTCTTTTGTTCTATGTACTTATACTCATTCGGCATTGCCAGTGCTATCCTTTCACTGCGGATGATCTTCATAACAGTATCTGCCTTTGAAGACCATATACTTAACTCACTTGTATCCTTTGAGCTAAGCACCTTCTCCTTTAGATTGTTTAGTTCGTCTAGGTGCTGGTGGGAAATATTTGCCCTATCGTCTGCATACTTCTGAATCATCCTTGTATGCATACTTGTAAGAGCTTCCTCCCTCCTAGATGCATACTTCCAGTCTCCTGCATTGATATACTTGGTAAGTGTACTCTGCCAGAACCCATACTTCTCACATAACTGTGATCGTGTAAGTATACCGGCCTCATAGTCAACCCTTACAGCAGCCTTCATTACCTCCCTGTGATGCTTAGCTTCATGCTTAGATCCAGTTGTAACCTTAGTTGCGTTGCTGTTTCCTCTTGTCTTTACTGGTTTTCTCATCTTGTTTTATTATTCTAATAAACTCGCATTGCGGATGAAGGAATTTATCCATAAATATCTCCCCCTTTTCATTGGTCTGTTCGATCCATGCCCCCTTAGCCAGTTTAGCAGACACATACGATTTCCACTGCTCCTTCTGCTTCTGACTTTTGTTCGTATCTTCCATATGCCACCACTCTTCTTCGCAGTTGTATTTTTTACCAATACTTAATGATTTCATAACTTGCCCCCTCACAGCATGGTTCTACATTTGTACCACAGTTAGCACATTGCTGATGCCCGTGCACCCTTACCTCTACAGTAGCGACACCACAGTAATCACACCTACTTTGCATCTCCATGCTTATATGTGTCGTCTGTGGGATGTTCTTCGAATAACTCCCTGAATAAATTATCTTCTCCTTCAACTCCATGTATCCTTAAATCTATCCTGACTTTCTTATCCTTAACATGGGGAACCTCATCCCATTCATATATACCCCCCTTCATTAAATTGAATAATTCGCTTGCTGTCAATGGAACATCTATTTTAATCATATTACCTCTATTAGTTGACATAGTGAAATGGGGATGTTATAAAAGTCCTCACCTTCCGGATACCTCGTGTTACATATGTTCTCTACATACTCCTCCTTCATGTACTTGCCATCTATGTGCCACGCCTTAGTGCAATCCTTATTTAATACCCAAAACATTACCTTCCTGCCACCATCCATGTACTTCTTCTTCCTATATGGTATGTGAACAGTACTCCACATAGTAGGCCACTTATCCTCCCAAGACGTTTTAATCTCCACCTCATGGTAGATATTGACCCAAGATTGTATATCAGGGCCGTAATCCTCATATACATTCGTGAATATACCCTTGGAATCTAGGTATCCCCTTACTGCTGTCTTTGCTTTATTGTCGCAAGCTAGGTACGCCTGCTTGTTGAAGTGGGCCATTATAATAATCGTCCATGATTTCCTTCTAATAGCTGTTGAAGTGGGATGTTGAAGTTGTCTCCTCCGGGGTTGTATATCTGGGGTGGGAGTGGAGCCTCCCTTTTCTGGACTGGATGGGACTCCTGAAGCTTCTGCTTCTTAAGTACCCTTTTTAACATAGCCCTGTCCTCCGACATTGCTACCTCATGTGATGATGGATGACTGTATTTCTGCTGGTATGTACTGTGCCGAGAAAAAAAGCCCCATACCATTAATGGGATTAGTCCGGAAAATATTAGAAATACCGCTATGGGATATAACCTGTCCCATATCCTGTCAAATGTGTCCATGATAACCCCCTGTTATTATGTTGAAACCTCAGTATACAACCACTATTACAGGATGTCAAGTATTTTTTTCATGGGGATTTATTCTTGTGGGATTCGGGTTTTTGGGGTGGGGGGTGTACGAGACTAGGAGTCCCATATATATATATGTACGGGTGCAGGTTCGCCCGTGGGGGGGGTCTTTTAAACCCGATCAGTTTTATTTAGGTCGGATGGAGTGGTTGGATCTGGAAAAGTGCTTCGGGGCAATCGAGCCACTTCCCAGAAAAAAATCTGATAGAATGAAATTAGAGATTCCGGCAGAACACTCTGGAATTTCAGGCACATACACGCACACACAGTGCGGGTGTGGATGCCGAACAACTCACACACACAGGAGTGAGATATGTCCAGATATGTAACCGAAGCCCAACTCGATAAAATCATCGAGAAGGCAACGAAGCGAACCATCATGGCTTTCCTCAGCGAAGCTGACAAGCCGAAGTCTAGTGGCAAGCCGAAGGCTGAGCTGAAGACAGAGAAGCTAGCTTGGAAAGCGGAGCTTTTCGATGGTCTTGCAGAGCACTACGAAGACTACGAAGGCTCTGAGCTAGCCGAAGCTAGCCGGAAGAAGTTTGGCAAAGCCAATCTTCGGTGCATCATACTCACATGGGGTATAC